AAATTGAAAAGTTAAATAACCGAAACAATGATGAATATAAACAACATTATAGACAGCTCAAAAATGGCATCATCTTTTTCCAATAATAAAGAAAATAAAGAAAATAAAGAAAATAAATTTGATATCGAAAATGATCAATACATTGAAACTCCGTGGAATATTATTGAGTCGTATTTCAAGGGACAACACTTGGAGCGGTTAGTTCGACATCAATTAGAATCGTATAATAATTTTGTAGGATACCAAATTATTAAAACGATAGAAATGTTCAATCCTGTTCACATTGTATCAGAACAGGATTTAGATCCAGTATCAAAAAAACACTCACTCGAAATTTATGTTACATTTGAAAATTTCCAAATTTATAGACCACAAATTCACGAGAATAATGGCGCAATTAAACTGATGTTTCCTCAAGAAGCGCGTTTACGCAATTTTACATATGCGTCTGCTATGACCATCGACATTAATATAAAATATATTATTCGGTCTGGTCCAAATCTAGATAATATGCAAACATTGTATAAAACTATTCCAAAGGTTCACATTGGCAAATTGCCTATTATGTTAAAGTCTAATATTTGTGTTTTAAATCAATACAAACATTTTGAAAATACGCAAACAGGTGAATGTAAGTTTGACTCTGGTGGATACTTTATCATTAATGGTTCTGAAAAAACTGTACTAGGACAAGAACGTGCGGCCGAAAATCGTGTATATTGTTTCAATGTTTCTAAGAATAATACAAAGTATACCTGGTCTGCTGAAATCAAATCAGTTCCTGATTTTAAATGTATTTCACCAAAGCAAATCAATATGATGATTAGTTCAAAAAACAATGGATTTGGTAACCCTATTTACGTTCAGATGCCACGTGTGAAACAACCAATCCCTTTATTCATTATATTCCGAGCATTAGGCGTGATTTCAGACAAGGAAATTTGCGAAAAAATATTATTGGACATTAATAATGAAAAAAACAAACCAATGTTAGAAACATTACAAGCGTCGATTATTGATTCGAACAAACATTTGTCACAAGAAGAATGTATCAAATATATTACTAGTTTTGTTATGTACACTCCTATAAATATGGATAAGGAAACTGGCGCAAAAAAGAAATTGGAATTTGCAATGGATATTTTAAATAATGATTTGTTTCCTCATTGTCATAACCAAACTCAAAAGATATACTTCCTTGGGTATATGACAAATAAGTTGTTAATGGCGTCATTTGAAATTATTAAACAAGATGATCGTGATTCCTATATAAATAAACGTGTTGATTTGACGGGTACCCTTTTAAATAATCTTTTTAGAAATTACTTTAACAAACTTGTTAAGGATATGGAGAAACAAGTTATCCGGGAAGTTAATACTGGTTCGTGGAAATCAACAGATGATTATGAAAACATTATAAATTTGACAAACATTTATAAAATTATTAAGTCAGCAACAATAGAAAATGGATTGAAACGTGCATTGTCAACCGGTGATTTTGGTATTAAACATACAAACTCTAATAAGGTTGGTGTTGCGCAAGTATTGAATCGTTTAACATATGTTTCTAGTTTGAGTCACGCGCGCAGAATTTCGACACCAACAGATAAAAGTGGTAAGTTAATACCTCCTCGTAAATTACATAATACGTGTTGGGGTTATTTGTGCCCTGCCGAATGTTTTGACCCTGAAACATCCATTTTGATGTGGAATGGTGGGTATAAACGCGCTGGAGACATTGTAATTGATGATGTCTTAGTTGATGACCTTGGCAATCCTACAAAGGTTCGCACTACGTGTTCTGGTTTAAAAAATATGTATGATATTATTCCTGATAAATCTAATTTTATAAAACATCGTGTAACTGACAATCATATTCTGACTCTTAAAATACGTGGACACAAAGTAATTTCACAATCTAATAGAAACGATAGGAAGTATACTCATAGTGTACAATTTCTGAATCGCGAAGAAATGAAAATTCAAGAAAAATATTTCAACACTCTAAAAGAAGCGGAGGATTTTGTAAATAGTTTTGACGATGATGACACCGTAGACATAACTATTGAAAAATATTTAAAACTGAATAAAAGAACTAAGGATAATCTGGTTTTATTCAAAACAGAAGGCATTCATTGGACAAAAAAAGATGTAGAAATGGATCCATATTTGCTTGGTATGTGGTTAGGTGATGGTCTTAGCGATGGTTCTGGTTTTGCTTTAAATTATAAAACTGACTTTGAGACATTGGCTTATTGGGAAAATTGGGCGCAAGAAAATGGCGCAATCATTACAAAAGGTGAAAGATATAAATTCTCGGTTGTTTCTAAGAAAAATAAAGAAGCAAGTGACGCCGGATTATGTAATAGAGTAGAGGAAGCACCTCTTAAAAAATATCTGCGCAAATATAACCTTTTAAATAATAAACACATTCCAAATGAATATCTTACAAATGACAGAGAAACACGATTGAAACTATTAGCTGGATTAATAGATACAGACGGTTCTGTTCGCGCTAAAGGTCACGAAATACGTATTTGTCAAGGTCCGACTAATTACAGAATAATTGACGATGCGCATACACTAGCAATGTCTCTTGGATTTTCGTGTGGAGTAAAAGAAGGAACCAGTCAATGGACTGATGAAAAAAGTGGTGATAAAAAATTTAGTACTTATAAAGAACTAACAATTACAGGTTATAAAATTTGTGAAATTCCTACACTGCTTCTTCGTAAAAAATTGGCGAATGTAGAAAACGAAACGCACTTAACAAGGAGTAAATCTTTTATGTCTAGTAAATTTAATTTGCTAGAAGTTGGCGTAGGTCCTTATGTAGGATGGCAACTTCACGATAAACGTGGAAGATTCTGTTTGAATGATGGACTTGTAGTTCACAATACTCCTGAAGGTGCTTCCGTTGGTATTGTTAAAAACCTAAGTTATATGACACACATTACAATTCACTCTAATTCTTTATCATTGTATGAATATGTTACACCCAACATAATTAAGTTAGATGATGAAAGTTTGACATCAAAAGATATGTATGAACGAGTAAAGGTGTTTATTAATGGTTCGTGGATTGGTATTAGTGATAGTCCTCATGAATTGTATTTGATGTTGAAAGATAAAAAATACAAAGGAATTATTAATATTTACACTTCAATTGTATTTGATTACAAATTAAAGGAAATCCGCATTTGTAATGACGCAGGTAGATTAACGCGACCTTTATTAAGAATCAAAGATAAAAATATTCTAGTAAATGATTTTGTTATTGACCAACTTAAAAAATCCGAATTGACTTGGGATAATTTGTTGACAAGCAGTAAAATCGAGGAATCTATTTTAGAATACATTGACCCCGAAGAACAAAGTTGGTCTATGATTGCTACCAAACCTAGAGATATTGTTAATAAAGATGATAGTGCAGCAATTCATAAATATACTCATTGCGAAATCCATCCATCTACTATTTTCGGTGTTCTTGCGTCTTGTATTCCGTTCCCTGAGCATAATCAGTCTCCTAGAAACACGTATCAGTGTGCTCAAAGTAAACAAGCAATGGGAATTTATGTGACAAACTATGAAAATCGTATGGACAAAACTGCGTATGTTTTAAATTATCCTACGAGACCATTGGTAGACACACGTATTATGAATATGATTCAACTCAATAAAATTCCATCTGGTACTAATGTGATCGTCGCTATTATGACACATACTGGTTACAATCAGGAAGACTCATTGTTAATTAATCAAGGTTCAATTGATCGTGGTATGGCGTTGGTAACTGTTTATCATACTGAAAAAGATGAGGACAAGCAGAAAATTAATGGCGACGAAGAAATTCGTTGTAAACCGGACGCTAGTAAAACCAAGGGTATGAAGTTTGGTAATTATAACAAGGTGAATTCAAAGGGTGTTGTTCCTGAAAATACTCTTGTCGAAAATAATGATATTATTATTTCGAAAATAACACCTATTAAGGAAAATAGAAACGATCACACAAAGGTGATTAAATTTGAAGACCAAAGTAGAAAATATAAGACCGTTGAGGAGACTTATATTGATAAGAATTATATTGATAGAAATGGTGAAGGTTATAATTTCGCCAAAGTTAGACTGAGAACCGTCAGAAAACCTGTGATCGGAGATAAATTCTGTTTAACAGATGACCATGATGTGTTAACATTAAATAGAGGTTGGATTCCTATTTCAAATATTAATATTGAAGATATGGTTGCTCAATTAAATAGGCAAACTAATAAATTAGAATATGTAAAACCATTAGAAACATTAGTATTTGATCACGAAGGTGATATGTATGAAGTTGAAACACAAGGCATAAGTCAAAAAGTCACATTAAATCATAGAATGTGGATTAAAAAAAGAGACAATAATGATTATGAACTAATACAAGCAAAAGATATGATTGGTAAACGTGTAAGATTTCAAAGCGGTGGAAGTCCTGTAATAAATACTGACATTGAAATTAATTTTGGAAATCAAAATTATTCAGGTTTAAAAGCAGATATGTTACTTGTTATTCTAGGAATATTCATGGCAGAAGGTTGGACATATATTTGTGAAAAAGATTGTATCGCGCGTATAGAATTTGCTGCAAATAAATTAAGAGTTCAAAAAGCGTTAGAAGAAGCGTGTGATTTACTTGGATTAAAATATTCAATGAATATTAAAACATTTAAATGGTATATTAATCATAAAGAACTAGCAAATGAATTTGACAAATATAATGTCGGTGCTGTAAATAAATCACTTCCTATATGGAGTAGAATGTTAAGTGCTAGACAATCTGAAATATTATTAAACTCTATGTGTTTGGGTGATGGACACGAAACAACCACTTCACTTCATTACTCAACATCTTCTATAAAACTTCGCGATGATGTCCAGATTTTATCCCAACACGCAGGTTTTACTGCTTATTATGTAGCAAGATATTTACCAGGTCATAGCACAACATTAAAAGATGGAAGAATAATAACTGCTACAGAAACTTCGTGGGATATTGGTATTAGAAGAAAAAGATTATATCCTACATTGAATCACGGACATATTAAAGAGCAAAATGGTCAAATTGAAGAAATTAGTAATTTTGTAGGAAAGGTTTATTGTTTAAGAGTGCCTTCAGAAGTGTTTCTTGTTAGAAGAAATGGAAGGTGTTCATTTACAGGCAACTCTAGTCGCCACGGGCAAAAAGGTACGGTCGGCAATATTATTCCAGAATGTGACATGCCTTTTACCAAAGACGGCGTCAAACCTGATATCATTATTAATCCTCACGCAATTCCATCTCGTATGACTATTGGACAATTAAAAGAGACACTCCTTGGCAAGGTGTTAGTTCAATTAGGATTATTTGGTGACGGTACCTCATTCGGCGAGTTCGACATTAAAGACATTTGTAAAGAGTTGATTAAATCTGGTTACGAATCCAATGGCAACGAATTGATGTATAATGGACTAACCGGTGAACAGCACGAGTGTAGCGTATTTATTGGACCTGTCTTCTATCAGCGTCTCAAGCACATGGTTAATGATAAAGCACATAGTCGCTCAATTGGACCGATGGTGAACTTAACTCGGCAACCAGCGGAGGGGCGCTCGCGAGATGGAGGGTTACGGTTTGGCGAAATGGAACGTGATTGTGCTGACTATCACTCCCCAATTCCCCTAAGTTGTGGATTAAGTGTTGAAATTGGAACTATGGAAAATAGTAACCTTGAAGTTTTAGGATGGGATGAAAAAAGTAATAAATTAATTAATTCCAAGCAAGTTGGTTTTATGTATAAAGGAGAAAAAGAATGTGTTGATGTTACTTTTCAAGATGGAAGAAAAATTAAATTTACGTCTAATCATAAACTATTAACTTCAAATAATAATTGGAGTAAAATAAATGAAACTATAATAAATGAAACCAAAATAAAAACGGGCATTACGTGTCCTTTAATAAAAGTTTGTGAAGAAATTAAATTGTGTTCATCTTGGTGTTTAAACGCAGGTAAAATTTCAATTAAAATTTCTGATTCAGACTCTTATTTTGAAGCATTATCATTTATTCGTATAATTGGTTATTTATGTGCAGATGGAGGAATATATTTTAATAAAAAAACAAAAACATATCGCGGTGCTATTAATTTAGGTCATATGATTGACGTTCGTAATATTATTGATGATTTAAATATATTTACAAACATTAATCAAGATAATTATAAATATAAAAATTATTATTCAGTCAGAATACCTAATGATTTGCTTTATGACATTATGCAAATAAAAGGGATTTTAATTGGTAAAAAAATTAATCAATCTGCTATATTACCAGAGTTTATTCTCGATGAAAATTGTCCTAAACCAATTGTCCGAGAGTTCTTAGGTGGATTATTTGGTGCTGACGGACATACATGCGTTCTTGGAATGCATCGTGGAAAACGTGATATATTATCTTCGATTTCATTTTCACAAACCAAAAATAAACTCCATTTAGATTCTCTTACTCAAATGATGAATGATATTAAAAAATTATTATCTAGGTTTGACATTAACAAAGTAACAATTCAAAATTTCAAAGAAACAACTAGTTCTAAAAAGAAAATAAATGATTGCGATAATAAAAATTATCAACTAACTCTACATTTGGATATTGATGAATTAATACCATTTCACGAACAAATTGGTTTCAGATATTGTTGTCATAAATCGCAACGATTAGAAGCAGGCGTTAGTTATAAGCGTTTGAGAAATACTGTTGTTAGACAACACAATTGGTTAGTAGCGAAGGTAGACGAATTAACCAAGTTTAGTGAAATCAAAAAAGAAAACCCAACTCAGATTGTGCCTACTAAGAAGGCAATTGAACGAGCAGTAGAGGAACTAAAGAAAATAGAACCGTTAATTCACGAATACGCTATTCCGTCTACACACGATATTACAGACCATTTAGTAAAAGGCACAAAGTTTGGTAAATTTACAAGTAAATCGTTTCCTACTGCTGAAGAATATCTTAAGGAAATTGGAGCGCTTGATTGGTTCTTAACTCCTGAACCTTACAAAAATAACTTTGATGATTTTGATGATAAAATAAATGAATTGTTAGATGTAGAAAATGTAGAAGATTTAGAAGATGGAGAAGATGTAGAAAATGTAGATGTTAAATCGTGTTATGGCGTCGACAGGGAATGTGACGGATTGCCAACAATGGATTTAAAAATTATCGATATTCGACCTGCCGGCGTTCATCCAGTATACGATATTGAAGTAGAGAAAACACATTCATTCTTAGCAAATGGTATCGTAGCACACAATTGTATGGTCAGTCACGGTGCGTCTAGATTTACTAAAGAGCGCATGTATGACGTCTCAGATAAATATTCAGTATTTATTTGTAAAAAATGTGGTCTGATTGCTTCGTATAATGATAAGTTACATATACATCATTGCCGAGTTTGTGATAATCGCACAGATTTCTCCTATGTAGAAATTCCATATGCGTGTAAATTGTTGTTCCAAGAGTTGAACACAATGAATATTGCGCCACGATTAATGACAAACAAATAGAAATTATAAATTATAAATTATAAATATTTATTAAAACAAATAAAAATAAAATAGTTCATGTTTTATACATGACAAAAAATTTTTTATTTAAAAATTTACTATATTTACAAATAACAATATAAATATAATAAAATATTAAAATACAATGACAATAATTAATGGGATAGAAATAGATGATATTAATTATAAAGTGAATGACATTAAATTAGCGATCGCTAATAATGACCCAATTGAAGAGAAATTAAATGTAATAATTGTGATTTCTAATCCTTGTTTATACGCTAAGCGATATATACTATTAAAAGAATTTGTTAAAAGGATAGAAGAGGAGGAAGTATTTGTGAATTTATTTATTGTTGAAATGATATATCAGAATCAACGATTTATTATTACTGATAAAAAAAACAAAAATCATTTACAACTTAAAACAGATACACCTATATGGCATAAAGAAAATATGGTTAATTTAGCAGTTAAAAATTTATTACCTTCAAATTACAAAGCTTTCGCTTGGATTGATGCGGACATTGAATTTGAAAATAATTCTTGGGCGTTGGACACATTAAAAATATTAAATGGTTCTAAAGATGTAGTTCAGTTATTTAGTCATTGTGTAGATATGACCGTTGATAACTGTAATTTAACTATTTTTAATAGTTTTGGATATAGTTTCAACAAAAATAAAAAATATACTTCGTCTGGAAACGATTATTGGCATCCAGGATATGCTTGGGCGATAACAAGAAAAGCGTATGAAAAAATTGATGGATTATATGATAAAGGTGTTTTGGGTTCAGGAGATAGTATAATGGCGTTATCATTTATTAATAAATGTGGTGTCATGAATAATAGTAATTATAATAAAGATTATAATAACAGTATGTTAGAATATCAAGTCAAATCAAGTAAGTTACGTCTTGGATATGTTCCAGGAGTTATAAGGCATCATTATCATGGTTCAAAAAAGAATCGTCAATATACTGAAAGATGGAAAATTTTAATGAACCATCAATTTTCTCCTATAGAACATTTAAGTTATGATGATAAAGGCATAATAATTCCTACAAAATTATTTTCATCTGAATTTAAAGAAGATATTATGAATTATTTTAGAGAAAGAAAAGAAGACGATTAAATATTTATATCACTTTAATATTTGATTAAATAATTTAATGCTATGTATGGGTTTTGTACATTAATTGGAGCGCCTGAACCGGTTGAGTTATCCGTTGTAAAATTATGTGTATGATCACCGCCATTGACCACTGTGATATTTGCGTTTCCTATACTAGTTACTGGGTTTGGTCGATAACGATAAACATTATCAGTGTCTGTGTTAGCACTAGTACCAAATATACCACCATTGGTACCATTATTTTCAGCAAAATAAGCGTCGGTATATGAGTGTGTGTGTCCACTGTCACTCGCACTATGATTGTGATTTCCAGACGAATTAGTTGTTCCTGTATGGGTGTGAGGAGGTAAATTGTTTAAAATTATATCAACTATTTTGCTGCCGCCAGTATTTCCTAAAGAAAACCCTGATGTAGTTGATTTGCCAACAGGCATTCTTTCCTTTAAATTGGGCAAAACGAATTTATCTGGACTAGCAGAATTGCCATATGTATTACCTATTACATGGTATAAATCTAAATAATCAGTCTTTAATACTTCACTTCCGTCACAAAATAACCACCCATCTGGTTTAACAATGCCAGCATAACATATAATAGAACCAACAGGACTAATATATATATTGTTTACGAGCAATTTTTTACTATCAGTAGTTAGTGCGATAGACATTTATATATAAATAATGTATAAAAATTTATTAAAAAATATACCTTAATTTTTCTACTACATAAGTAGTGCTAGCAAATAATAAACCTCCCCATAACGTGTCTATAATTACTGATATTATTGACCAATTACTAAATAGAGCATAATTGGTTGTTTCATAAACTCCGTAAATAACAATACCTAATAAAAACGCATCAGTAACACTTTTACGCGGTTTAATAATAAAATAATTCAATCCGGTTATCAAAAATACATAGCAAATTGCG